TTCAGTTATCGGCTGAGATTTTCACCGTGAAAGAAATTGCGTATGACCGTTATGGCGCGCCTAATGTGGCGCAGCAGCTACAGGATGACATGGGCCTGACCGTGGTGCAGATGGGGCAGGGGTTCTTGAGCATGAGCGCGCCCATGAAAGAACTGGAACGCATGACCAAGGCGCACGATATGTATCACGGTGACAATCCGGTGCTCAACTGGATGGCGGACAATGTGGTCGCGGCCATGAACCCAGCAGGCAATATCAAGCCCGATAAAAAGCGCAGCAAGGAAAAAATAGACGGCATTACTGCCTTGGTAATGGCCATCGCCAGGGCCATGAGCACGCCAGGCGAACAAAAAAGCGTGTACGAAGAGCGCGGAATCCGGATGATTTAGCGATATCGCATCGCCATTCATAGCGATACTGAAGGTGAATATGAGCAAAATATCTGTCAAACCACACAGAATTACAAGGCGAATTCCACCTGATGATGATGGGCTGGCTTTTGACGACCGGCGCAGGCTGCGCAATGCCCTGATGGCGCTGGTGGAGTTGGACCCAGGCTGGATATGGTGGGTGGAACAGAATATCCCGAAATGGGAAAGTTTACGCTGGAAACGGCGCATGGTCGAGCGCCAGGCCAGGGCCCTAAGCGTGAAGCGATACTCATTTCTCGGGCATGGCTGGAAGCTGGGCGTGATTTTCTCGGACTATTATTTTACGGACGATGGCGCGCTCAAGCTCTATCTATGACGATATCGTATCGCCATTCCTGGCGATGCTGGCCACCGGCGACCATCGCCAGGAATGGCGGTGCAGGCCTTCATCTGCTTGACTTCCTTCGGCTTCTCCGGCCTAATGATCGAAATCAAACAGGAGAAAACACGATGACAAACAAACCATTCACCCCAAACGTTAACAAAAAGGTCGAGGCGATGACTGAAGCCGCCACGGCAGTATTGACGGCGATCCAGGCGATTGAAAAGGCGCAGACGAGCGCGGAGCACTGGGCAGACTGGGAAACACTCGGGGCCTTCAAAGCACAACTCGCCGAGTTTATGAGCTGCGACCACGGCGAAGCAGGGTTTGAACCTTTCCTGGCGAAAGAATCGGAAAAGGCATTCAAGGGCAAATTCAACCCGATCAAGGCAGCGCAGAAGCGGGCGAAGTTTTACAACCGGCAGGGGCGGGCGGTGAGTGTATCGGTGCCGCAGGATTGACAAATAGAACGCAAGTGCTAAAATAGAGAAGGTTGGTCGGGGTGCCCCCCTCACCCCGACTGGCCACCAACCCGCTAATAATTTTTCGGCCGAGTGCCAACGAAAAATAGAAACCGCCCGGTGCCCCCCTGGGCGGTTTCGCCTTCCAGGGGGATTATCCCCATGTGGATAAGCTGTGGATAATAGAAAACCCGTGCTATAATATTTTTGATCGATGGGTCAGCCATTGGCTGGCCGAAAATTTACAGGTTTGACGGAGTTTACCGCCCGCCAGTCTGATTCCCGCAAGGGGAAGGCTGGCGGTTTTTTGTTTTTCCCGGGAGTTGCATGGTAGATAAGCCAAGCGCAAAAACATGGCTGAATCAGTTTGTACTCGGCGCAAGCGAGATCATGTATCTGCTTGGGCTGGTCTTCTTTTTCATCGGATTGTGGCTCTGGATTGGCCTGGGCCAGGCCTTGTTCGGCGTTGGCTGCGTATTGATCACAACCGGCTTGATCAACGCCCAGGCGCGCGACGCCAGGCAGGAGACGCGGAATGCTGTTTGAACGCCGTTATCACCCGTCGCAAGACCCCGACAGCAGATTCAGCCGCGTTCTGGCTGGTGGGGATGAATCCGCATCGGGCGTGATGGTCACACCCGAAAGCGCGCTGCGCATCACGGCCTGGCTGGCATGCGTGCGCATCATCGCAGAAACAGCGGGAAGCTTGCCCCTGATCACGTATAAACGCCTTCCCAGGGGGAAAGAGCGCGCAACCAATCACTACCTTTATTCGTTACTGCACGATGTTCCAAACTCCGAGATGACCGCCATGACCTACCGTGAAACGATCACGGCTCACGTGGCCTCGCGCGGAAATGGCATTTCAGAGATTGAGTTCGACAAGGCGGGGAGGGTGCGGGCGCTCTGGCCACTCAACCCCGACAACGTAAAGCTTGAACGACGCAGCGGGCAGCTTTGGTACGTTTACACCCTGCCCGGATCAGTGGGTGGCAGGCCGGTGGGAATCCCATCCGACCGCATCCTGCACGTGCGCTGGCTGACGCGCAACGGCCTGTGGGCCTATTCGCCAACCGACCTGGCGCGAGAATCAATCGGCCTGGCGCAGGCCACCCAGGAGCACGGTGCGCGACTTTTCAGCAACGGCGCAGAGCCTGGCATTGTGCTCACCCACCCGAAGGAATTATCAGACAAGGCTTATGAGCGCATCACCGGCGCGTGGGAAGCACGCCACCAGGGGCTGGAGAAAAAGCATCGCATGGCCATCCTCGAGGATGGGCTCGGCATTGAAAAGATCGGCCTGACGAACGAGGACTCCCAATTCCTGCAAACACGCGAATTCCAAATTGCCGATATTGCGCGCATGTTTGGCATTTCGCTCGATATGCTGGCGGTCAACGGCGCTTCGGCCACCTATGCCAGCGTGGAAGCTTTTGGGCTGCGCTTTGTGACCTACACCATGCGGCCGTGGTTCGTGCGCTGGGAACAGGAGATTTCGCGCAGCCTGCTGACCGAAACCGAACGCAAAGATTACTTCGCCGAACACCTGGTCGACGCATTGCTGCGTGGTGACCTGGCTCAGCGCTACTCGGCATTTGTGCAGGCCGTCCAGAATGGTTTCATGACCATCAACGAGATCCGCGAGGCCGAAAACCGCAACCCGGTCGATGGCGGTGACCTGCCGATGGTGCCGCTCAATCTGGCCCCCCTGGGCATGAGCCAGCCCCAGCAACAGCCATCAGCGCGGACGGAGGATGTTTTGAAATCGCAGCGGCATGTTTTTTTTGATGCGCTTGGGCGCATTTTGCGCAGGGAAGCCAATGACCTGGCCCGCCTGGCGCGCCGGGATGACCGGGATGGCGAAATTGAACGCTTTTATAGTGATCATGTCGAATTTATCAAGCGCCAAATTGAGCCGGTGGTGCGCGGGCAGCTTGAAACCCTGAAGTGTTTGTTGAGCATCGACATTGACGATTCGGGCGATGCCGACATGAGCGGCGAGATTGCAAGCGAACTGGCGGCCAGAATCGCCAAAAATCACCAGCAATCCGTGCTTGCGTTGGATGCCAGCCAGTTCGAGGCGCAGTTGTATGCCTGGCAGGTCAGACGCCAAGCTGACGGTATGAGCGAGTTTGACGCGCTGAATCGCGCGATTTTGAGAAGGATTACATCTTCGCAGGAGGAGCAATAAGATGCCACCCGAAATTAAAGGCATGGAAACCCGCACATGGACGCTCGAAAACTTGAACGTGGAAGAGCGCGCAGATGAGCCACCGGTAATTGTTGGTCATGCTGCTGTTTTCAACAAGCTGAGCGTTGACCTGGGCGGTTACCGTGAGCGCATCCGCCGTGGCGCGTTTGGGAAAACCATCATCGAGTCGGACGTGCGCGCCCTGTTTAACCATGATGCCAATATCGTGCTGGGCCGCGTTAAAAGCGGCACGCTTCAACTGCGCGAGGATGATACCGGGCTGTTGATCCGGGCTTACCCGCCCAATACCCAGCTGGTGCAGGATATGGTGCTGACGCCCATGCGCCGAGGCGATGTAAGCCAGATGAGTTTCATGTTCCAGACAATGCGCCAGGAGTGGATCGAAGATCTGGAGAAAAAAGAATTCATCCGCGAATTAGTGGAAGTTCGCTTGTTTGACGTTTCGCCGGTGACGTTCCCGGCTTACGAAGGCACCGATGTGGCTGTGCGTTCTGCGCTGGCTGCGGTCGGAGTCGATACCCAGGCATTAGCACAGGCCATCGAGCGCTCGAAGGCGGGTGGAATCACCCCCGACGACCAGGCGCTGGTGCGCTCTGTGATTGAAGCACTCAACGCCATCGCCCCGGCTGCGCCGACCCAGGAGGGTCACCCGGCCGACGACGCAGAAGCCATCCAACGGGCGCAGGCGCGCCAGCGTTGGCTGAAGCGCGAACTGGAACTGCTGGCGCTCGAATAACCCATCTATTTATTTTTTGGAGGAACCCATGACCATGACCTTGCGTGAAAAACGCATGAAGCGCGCCAATCTCGTCTACGAGGCTCGTCAGATCGATGCCCTCGCCAAGAAGGAAAAGCGCGCGTTGACCAGCGATGAAGAAACTCGCTACGATGCCATCATGGACGAAGCGACCAACATTGGCCGTGAAATCCAGGATGACGAAGCCCGCGAAGCCCGCTCGGCCCAGCGCCAGCAGTGGCTCGAGCAGGAAGAGCGCGAACTCGACCAGCCAGACGGCCATGCTCACCGGCCGGAAGTGGACGATGAAAACGCGACCGAAACCCGCTCGCCCTCGTTGGCTGCCCGCTACCGCACAGCCATGCGCGAAGCGCGCGCCCTGCGCAATTTTGCGCTGCGCGATTCGGCTGAATATCGCGATGGTTTTACCGGCTTCCTGCGCGGGTTCCAGGTGCCGCAAATGGAACGCCGTGACGGCCTGATCGCGGGCTCTGACCCGGCGGGCGGTTATCTGCGGCCTCCTGCGCAGTTTGTGGCGCAAATGTTGATGGCGGTGGATGACATCGTCCTGTTCCGCCAGCCAGGCTGGGCAACGGTGATTCCGGTGCTCAATGCCGACAGCCTCGGCCAGGTCTCGCTCGATGCGGACCCGGACGATGGTGCCTGGACGACCGAAATTGAAGAAATCACCTACGACACGAGCATGAAGTTCGGCAAGCGCGAGCTCAAGCCGCACCCGCTCAAGAAGGCCATCAAGGTTTCGCGCAAGCTGCTGCGCCTGCGCCCGGATGTCGAGACGTTGGTGATTGACCGCTTCCGCTATAAGTTCGGCGTGACCACTGAAAAGGCGTACATGACCGGCAACGGCGCAAACAAACCGCTCGGTGTGTTTACCGCGAGCACGGATGGCATCAGCACCAGCCGCGATGTGAGCACCGACAACACAACCTCGTCCATGACTGCTGATGGTTTGATCAACGCCAAGTTTACGCTGAAGCCCCAGTATTGGCCCAATGCGCGCTGGCTGTTCCATCGCGACGGTGTCAAACAGCTGGCCAAGCTGAAGAACGCCACCACCGGCGAATATATCTGGCGCGAGTCTGTTCGCGCTGGCGAACCCGACCGGCTGCTCAACCTGCCCCTGGCGATGAGCGAATATGCTCCCAACACCTTCACCACCGGTCAGTATGTGGGCATTCTGGGCGATTTCTCGTTCTACGAAATCGCCGACAGCCTGGAGATGGACTTCCAGCGCCTGGTCGAACTGTATGCCAAGAGCGGCCAGATCGGCTTCCATGCCGAACTCGAAACCGATGGCATGCCCGTGCTCGAAGAAGCCTTCGTGCGCGTGAAACTCGCCTAAGTTCAAAATTAACCCGTGCTCCTGGGAGACAGGGGCACGGGTGGAGATAAACCATGAACCTTAGCAAGAACACCAAACTGATCAAGGTCAAAGACGGCCAGGTTACTGGCACCGGTACTTTGACGACCGATACCATCGACACCCAGGGCTATGAGGGCGTGATGATCTTCGGACAGATTATGACGGCCAACGCGGGCAACTATGCCAAGGCGCGCCAGGGCGAAGCCAGCAACATGAGCGACGCGGCCGATCTCGAAGGCTCAAAGGTTGTCCCGGGTGACAACGGCGACTCCTTCCTGATCGACATCTACCGCCCGAAAGAGCGCTACGTGGATGTGCAAATCGTTCGTGGTGGCGCGACCACCGTCACCGGCGATGTGTATGCGCTGCTGTACGAGCCACGCAAGGCCCCAACCAGCCAGGGCGCAACCGTCGATGCTGAAACGCATGTGAGCCCGGCCGAAGGCACAGCCTAAGCCAATCCTGATTGTTTTGCCATCCCCAGGCACGCGCCTGGGGATGGCATCACCATGAAACGCGGAGAAGTTTATGAAAATCAAAATGTTGACCTTGCAGGCTGGCCCCACCGGCGTGCGCGAAGTCGGAAGCGTCCATGACGTGGATGACAAAGAAGCCAAAGCGCTGATTGCTGGCGGCTATGCCATTCCAGCCGAAAAGGTTGTTGAAAAAGCTGTTGCCAAACGTGGTGAAAAAGCCACCGAGCCCACCGAATAGCATGAATCTGACCGTTGTCACTCCTCCTGTCAGCGAACCGGTCTCACTCGCCACTGCCAAGCTGCAAGTGCGCGTGGATGGCAGCGTTGAAGACACCATTCTTGGCTTGTACTTGAGCGCAGCCCGCGAACGCTGCGAGGAGATTTCTCGCCGGGCGTTTGCCGCGCAAACCCTGCGCCTGACGCTGGACGAATGGCCGGATGAGCGCGAAATCAAGCTGCCCAGGCCGCCGCTGCAAAGCGTCACATCGGTCAAATACACGGATTCTGGCGGCGTGGAACACACCTTTACAGATTACGTGGTGGACACGGATAGCGAACCTGGTCGCATCGCATTAAATGACGATGCCAGCTGGCCAAGCGATGACCTGCGCCCGGTAGGTGGCATCAAAATCACCTATGTGGCTGGTTACAGTGACCTGCCGAAACGCTACCAGGCGGCCGTGCTGCTGTTGATGGCGCATTTATACGAAAACCGCGAAGCCACCACTGATGCATCGCTGAGCGAAATACCGCTTGGCGTGAGCGCGCTTTTGCTAAGCGACAAGGGTTGGTATGGCTAACGTGCGTCTTGGCGCGGGCGAACTGCGCACGAGAATCACGCTGCAAGCGCCAACGCTGGTGAAAGATGCTGGCGGGGCGCAGGTGCCAGGCTGGGCCAATGTGGCGACGGTTTGGGCACGCTGGATCAACGATCATGGGCAGGAGGGCATCCGGGAATCTGCGCAGGCGGTTGGCCGGGCTACCGTGACCATCCGACACTATGCTGGCATTTTGCCCAGCTGGCGCGTGCTAAAAGGCAGCGATGTTTACCAGTTGATCGCCCCGCCAGATTACATCCAGGAGCGCGGTCGCTGGGTCGAGATGCGCGTTGAGCGCATTACCGGAAGTGTGTGAGATGCCCGTCAAATATGAAGTGCGCGAGATCAAGGGCATTAACCGCTACCTGGAAACTTTAGCCAAGGTGTTTGGCGACCAATACCTGGATTCTGTTATCGGCGATGTTTTAGGAGAAGTTTCTCACGAAGCGCGCGCTGAAATGGAAGCCAAGTTGCGCGCAACATCCGAAAACTGGACGGGTGGCGCTGCGAGTACGCTGTATGTAAGCCCGGTGCAGCGCGAGGGCAATTATATTTTTGTCGAGATCGGGTCCAACACCGGTGATGATCCGGCCGCATTTTTTAAGGAATTCGGCTCGACTCGCCAAGCAGCAGAGCCGTGGCTACGACCGACAATGAGATCCACGTGGCTCAAGAATAAGTTCCGCGGCAAGATCAAGCTCATCTTCAAAAAGATGGGATACGACTTTAACAGGTTGGTGAAAGCATGACCACCATTTTTGAGCGAGTTTCCAGCGCATTGAGCACTGTCAGCCCGTTAGTGCCATTTAGTGTTGCGCCATATTTGAGCGCCGATGGCAGCCTGCCAGATGTATTTATCAGCTTCCAGTTAATTACCAGCAACCCGGAACAACATGCAGATAATGCCGAGACAGGCCGCAGTTCGCTGGTGCAGATCAATTTATTCAGCCGTGCCGGGTTTGTCACCATGCCCAATGTGCTGCCCGCAATGAGCCTGGCCGGATTCAAACGGTCTGCTGTGCGCCAATTGCCCAAACAGGAAAGTGGGCATTTTGGCCTGGCAGAAGATTATGTTTTCTACGAGTAGAGTAGGAGCTTGCCATGACAAAAAATTACAAGTCGGTAAAGGGGATCGATAAGATCTATTATGCCAGGGTGACCCAGGATGATTCTGGGGCCTATGTGGCCGGGACGCCCGCGTATTTTGCGCCCGCCATGACAATCACCCAATCGCCCACGGTGAATACCAAAACCCAATACGCTGACAACCAGCCGTTTGACACATCCACCAGCAAGGGTGAAACCAAAGTGGAGTGCGAGATCACAGACCTGCCGCTCGACGTGAAAGCCGAAGTCTTGGGAGATGCTTTTGACCCGGCTTCCGGGCGGCATGTCGAAAATGGCGGCTCGCCGCCGTATATTGCCCTGGGATTCCGCGCCAAAAAAAGCGATGGAACTTTTCGCTATTTCTGGTATCTAAAGGGCCAGTTCGCGCCTCCCAGCGAAGAAGCTGCCACCGAAACCGATACGCCGGACCCGAAGTCTGCGAAGCTGACTTTTACGGCCATTCGCACCACGCACCAGTTCGCGCATAAAAACGCGGATGGCGACACCATCACCGATTCGGTCAAACGCGTCACCGGCGACAGCTCGGATGCCAACTTTGACGGCTCGACCTGGTTCGATGCAGTGCAGACCCCGGTGGTTGGGGCTGTTAGCGCCCTGAGCTGCACCCCCAGCCCCGCTGACGGCGCATCCGGCCAGGCGACTTCTACCGCGCCCACCCTGACCTTTAACAACGCGCTGCGCACCGGCACACTGGGTATTTTGCTCACCACTGATGCGGGCGTAGTCAAGGCGGCCAATATCAGCATCGATGCCACGGCCAAGATCGTTACCATCACCCCAAACACGGCCCTGGCGTCTGCTACGAAGTACTTGATTTCCCTGGCGGGCGTGACCGATATCTATGGTCAAAAGCTGGTAAATACCGTGTATGACTTCACCACTGCCTAAGTGATAAGTGGCAAGTGATAAGTAAAAAAGCGGGGAATGGTGATGAGCCATTCCCCGATTCGAGGAGAGACGATGCCTGTACCGATCGAAATTACATTGTACGATGCCAAAGACGAGCCCATTGAAACCTATTCGCGCAGCGTGATTCCCTGGGGATTGCTCAAAAAAGCGGTGCGCATGATGGCCGAACTGAACAAGACCGAGAAGCCTGCCAAAAAGAAACATTTCTGGGAGAAAGAAAGCCCAGAAAAGCTGGCGGAAGAGCGGCAGATGGAGGCCATTTCGCAGTTCGTGGTGGAGTTGTTTGGAAATCGATTTTCGGTTAAAGATCTCGAACAAGGCGCAGACGTTGGTGAGATTATGACAGTTTTTCAGGCTGTCATTGCGCGGGCCAGCTCGACCATCAACGCAAACCCTACGCCAAAGGTGCCATCGAAGAAGAAATAGACGATGGCACAGACTGGACGATCGCGCTGGAATGCATGATCGTCGATATGTTTCACTGGAGTCTGTATGACATTGACAATACAGACATGGATAGTTTGCTGACTTTTATCATTCATTATCCACACTGGAAGGAAAAGCAGACGCACGGCGCGCCCAAGAAAGTTTATGCCGACCAGGTGGACTGGCTATAAACTGGAGCGTTTTATGGGCGAGGAAGCCGAGAAGTTATCTGGAAAGCTGGGCATCGATACAACCGATCTAAAAACCGCGCTGGCCACAGCGAACCGTGAGCTACGCGTTTTGGAATCGGGCTTTCGCGCTTCTGCCGCGGCCCTGGGCGATTGGTCGAAAGATGCCAGCGGGCTCGAGCTGCGCGTTAAAAGCCTGACCGGCCAGGTGGATATCCAAAAGGCGAAGGTGGCGGCCCTAGCCGAGGAGCACCAGCGCCTGGTGCGGGAAAATGGAGCAAACAGCCGGGCGGCCCAGGACGCCGAGATCAAACTCAACAAGGAAACCGAGACGCTCGGCAAGATGGAAAACGAGCTGCGCACCACGCAGGCATCCCTGGACGAGATGGGCAGCGCCAGCCAGGATGCGGCTGGCAGTGTGGACGAGCTGGAGAAATCGGAAAAATCCGCGACTCAATCCAGCGGCCTGTTTGCTCGCGTTTTGGATGGCGTAAAAACTACTGTTGGCGGGGTGGCAACCGCTGTATCTGTTGCCACCGGCGCGGTGTTGGCGCTGGGCGGCGCTGCACTTGGCGCAGTGGGCAGCATGGCCGGGCTGGGCATCAACACAGCCAACACCGCTGACGAGCTCGCAGACCTGAGCGCCAAAACGGGCATCAGCACCGAGCGGTTGCAGGAATTGCAGTATGCCGGTGATCAGATCGGCACGAGCCTGGATACGATGACCGGCGCGCAGGCGCGCTTGATCCGCGCGATGGACGACGCCAATGCGCAAACGGATCAATACAACGAGGCCCTGAGCACCATGAAAAAAGGCGCGGACGCGCCAGAATTGGGAGAGATGGCCCAGGCCTTTGCGCGCCTGGGCGTATCGGTAACAGATGGCAGCGGCCAGTTGCGCAATGCGGAATCCGTTTTTGCAGACGCAATTGACGCCCTGGGCCAGGTGCAAAACTCAACCGAACGCGATGCGCTGGCCATGCAGATTTTTGGGAAGTCGGCTCAGGAGCTCAACCCACTGATCCAGGCGGGCAGCGCAGAACTTGCCAGGCTGAGCCAGGAAGCGCGCGACATGGGCGCTGTGATGTCTGGCGAGAGTGTTGAAGCGGCGGCCGAGCTCGCCGACCAACTGGCGGGGCTGAAGGCGGGATTTAATGGGGTCGTGAATCAGATCGGGTTGATGTTCATCCCGGCACTATCTGGCATTGC